GTTTTTAATAATAGTATCTAATACAGTATCAGACAAAACAGAGTCATCAACTTCTGTATAGTTTCTAATATCAGTTCTTAAATTTGCTAAAGTATATGCCATTACAATACAACCTCTTTACACTCAGGACAGCTTTTTCTAAATCTACTGTGTTTAGAGCAATGTTCTGGTTTTACTTCTTCAAATAATACGAGATGTGGATCTTTTTCTTCTTTATTAAAAAATGTTTTTATCCAATTGAAAAAATGTTTTATCATGATTGTACTGTTACGGGACCTGCTGATGCAGAGCCACCGCCTCCTGTTTCTGTTATACTAGATGTTGTTGCTGTTGCAAAGGTATATTTATCATCGTTAACTTTAGTTATTGAATACCCTGCAGCTAAATTAATTGTTGATCCTAATACTCCACCAACATTTTGTGCATCTCTAAATCTCACCGTATCACTTGTAGATCTACCATGATCAGGTTCTCTTACAGTTATTGTTGTAGATCCAGATGTTGTAGTAAAAGGATTTAATGGAAGCATTTTAGGAACAGCAGTTTCATTTCTATCAGACCTTACATTTAGTAATGCAATACCATCTGCACTTTGTGGTTTTGGTTCTAATTGTGGTTGCTTTGGTTCGTATTCTGAAACATGGACAAACGAACCATTCCATTCTCTGACCATTTCTCTGTATGGAAATTCCATACCTGATCTATCAGAAATTGCTTTTGCATATTTACCTGTTGCATATTTAGACATTATGTTCCTGGGTAATAAGTTTTAGGTGTTATGTATGTACTAGAAGCTGAACCATCTTCTGCTAATGCTCTTTGAAACTCATCTTCATATACTAGTTTCATTTGTTGAGTAAGTTGTGGATTATATTTCATAGATAAGTAGTAAGCTAATCCAGAAACCATACATGGTACAAATCTAAACGGTAGATCAGTTGCATTTGTGTAAGCACCTACATCTTGAATTCTTTTTATATAGTAGAAATGCATATCTTTAGATGCGTTTGTTGAATCTGGTGTAGGATAAACACTGATACTAACGTGATCAATAAATCTTTGTACCCAATACTGATTAGGTGTACCTTTAGAAAGTTTATTTGAAAAACCAGCATAAGTAGATCTATCTACTTTTGTCATAGGTGAATCAGATTGTGTTGTTTGTGTTCTATTAGATCTTAACTGTGCTTCAAGAATATCTGAAATACCGTATATACCATTTGTTGGCGTAGTGGTTGCACTTGTGCCATCTGAACTTGCTCTAAAAAAATCATAGTCAGATTGTCCTTCAACTAAATCAATATTTGTATCTGATATTTCCCAATAGTGAATACCTCTATTACCCCATTCTTGAAATAGGATATTAAGAGATCTTCTTGCTGATCTTAACTGATTACCTGAAACTACTTGTATACCAATACGCTCATAAGCATCTTCTATAATCTCATCAATAGAAAATGTTTTGTCGAACGTTGTAGTTCCAGAAGTTGTGTTAGCCATCTAAACTCCTAGTCGTAGTTTTTTATCCACTCACAAACGATAGTGCCTGTATCACCAGTAACAGCAGTTGAAGGTAAGTTAATTACTACATCACCTGTGAAACCAGTGGCTTCTGTATTTTTTAAACCACCAAAAGATGAATAATCATATTCCATTTCACCTTGCAAAGTTTGAAACGCAACATCAGTTGTTGCATCCCATAACATTCTAATTGCTGGTGTTGCTGAAACATTACAACTAACTTTGTTTAGTCTTACTGTTGTACAAGCTTCACCTTGTTTATTTGTGTTTAGAGCTGAAACATCAACAATTTTTGTTGTGTTGCCTGTTCCATCAGAAATCACGTTGTAGTGTGTGATAAGTTTTTTATCACCATCAAATACAGTTGTATTTAGTACTGTGTCCGCCATGTTTTTATCCTCCTTTTCAAAAGCGCCTGCATCACCAGGCGCTTCGAGTTAATTTATTTATTACGCTTCTTTAGCAAATACACCTTGCACGTCAACAACTGTCCAATGAGCTGTTGAGTTTAAAGATGCACATACTATAAAGTCACCAACTTTTGATGTAGACTTTGTATTAATAATATCTTTATCATCAGTTAAAGATCCAGCATACAAAATACCATCATTAGCGTTTGGACTAATTGTTAAAGCATTAGTTCCATCTGCAGCTGTATTTACGAAAGTAAAAACTCTTCCGATAGAGATTGCAGGTAAAGTAAATACAACACCATCAGTTGATGAAGTAAATGTCTTTCCAGAATCTGCGTTTGTTACAGTGTAGTTAGACTCTTTGTTTTCTAGGTTAAATCCAGTTACACCTGCTTCGTTAAATTTACCTTGCAGAACTGGTCCTCTAAACAATGTTTTTGCCATAGTGTTATCCTCCTAGTTTCCGAATACTGTCTCTAGGCCGTCGACTATACTCGTCAGTATTCTAATTAATTGTATAGTGATAAAACTATATACTAGTTTTTAGTAGAGTGCAAGAGAGCCTGTGATGTGGAGTGGATTTTTCCAACGATGCAGCTTTTTATTAAGTAGCTACGGAAACTTCTGGAGCAGTTTTATGAGCTTGTTTAGCTTCAGCCATTTTTATATGACTGATTAACTCACGAACTTTATGGTCTATCTTAACCATGTTAAGAGTGTATCTTCCCTCACTCTTATGTTCCTGCTCCCACTTCTTGTCTAGAGCTTTCTTCTGTTGGTAAAGCTCCTGGATGTGGTTTTCCATTTATAACCTCCTCATAGGTTATTCTGTTTATCTCGTCGCTATAACTAGCTCCAAGATGTTCCCAAGTTATACCTTTTTCTCCAAGTTTGTCAAGGATAGCATTTTCTAGGGATTGTGGATTATCTTCAGAATCCACTTCAAATTTTGCGTGGTGTTCGTAAGCCCAAATGTTTACTAAGAATTTTTTCATGAATCTCACCGTTTATTTTTCAATTGTGGCGGAACAATGTCCCGCCACAAAAAATTATTGATTACGCACCTTCAACGCCGAAGATACCTCTAGGGTCAGATACACCAAATGAGTATCTTTCTCTAGCTTTGTATCTTACGTTTCCAGTATCGAAGTCACCTTCCATTGCAGTTGTCAACGGAGCTCTTTGGAACATTTTCATTCCATTTGGAATGTCTGTTAAGATATAGAACGCATCTGTATCTGTTAGGTAGTTGTTCACTCTATAACCTTGAGGAACCATTCCCATAGATACGATTGCATTGATATCGTTATCAGCTGTTCCAGTTCTACCTTGAGACTTCATAAGTCTCTCAGCTGTGAACTGAAGCTCAGAAGGAATGATCATTTTCACTCCTCTTGCTGCAACTCTTAGACCTCTCTCGTCAGTCATAGCAGCGATGTCAATCATCGATTGCTCTAATGACGTTTCGTTAAGATCCGCCTGAGTAGTTAATGTGTTCTTGAAAGAACCACTAACTGTAGGGTGAGCTGTGTTGAACAAGCTAACGCCATCACCTGAATCAAAGTTATCAGTTGATGGTAAACCTTGAATTAAAGGTTCTACCGCTTTTACTTGTTTCGCATTGCTCATAGATCTTGCTAAAGCTTTTGTATATCTAGACGCAAGTCTGTCATACAAGTTATCCTCAATCGCTTCTTCAGTGATTGCGAACGCTAAAGCTACAGTCTCGTGAGAGTATCTAGCAGTGAAAGTTTCTTGAGCATCGTCGAAAGATACACCTTGACCTTCACCTTTTACTTGTGCGTTACCAAAGCCAGATAACATAACTTCTTCTTCAAAAGCTCTGTCAGATGACTCTGTAGTATAAATCTCAGCATGCTGATTTTCATACCTTTTGTACTCCAGGCCAAATAGTGCATTTAAACCTGGCTCTAGTTCTTTAACTAGTTGTGATCGTGATATAGCCATAATTTATTACTCCTTATATGCCTGTTGCTAATGATCCAACAGTGTATTGATGCAAATTGATCTTTACTACTACTGAACAATTAGCTGCTGTTTGATCTTGGTTTTCAGGATCTTCTGCCACTCTAACCATTCTCAATTGTTTAGCAGTTGTAGCTGCTGTTGAGATACCTAGTTGTACAGATGATTTACCTGTTGTTGTGCTACCTGCTGCAGCAGTTGTTGCATAAGTTAAACCAACTTTTGATTTTCTTAGCGCCAACGTACCACCTAAAGTAGCGTCAGTTGCAATGATGTACTCTTGATTAGGGTCATCATTTACAAACGCTGTGATGTCTTCACTATTTGCAGGTGTTGTAGCCGCAGGGTAAAAGTTACTAAATGTAGGTTTCAGAGTTGTTGCATCTGTGTACACTACACCGTTTAGAACTCCCACCGCAGCAGTTCCAGCAGCCGCAGTTACAATGTATCCACCAGTAGTAGCTGAAATATCAACTTTTACAGGCTCTCCATTGAAAATAGCATTAGTTTCACCAGCGTCGATTTCGTATTTAGACTGACCTTGAATAGAAGGTGTATTACCAACTCTCATAGCAGCTTTTAAACCGAAACCTTGTGTGTTTCTATTTGCCATAGTTACGTCTCCTTATGTACCTGCCCCGAAGGGCCTCCAGTACGGGTTAATTAAATTCAGTGATTGAAAAAATTATTTTTTCGTACCACCGAAGGTTACACGAGATTGTCTATCAACATTGATAGGCATTCTACTGTCTTGCTCCTTCAGAAGATCGTTTGCTACTGCTTCGTTTCGTTCTTTATGTCTGTTAGACATATATTCTTGACGTTGCTTCGCGATCTCGATAGGTACCTTCGCAAGTAAAAGGCCACCGACCCCAATCACTCCCTTGTATTTACCCTCATCAAGTACAGGATAGTCAGATGCATTTTCGACTTCTTCAGCTCTAACAAGTTCATAACCTTCTCTTATTCGTCCAGTTATATTCTTGGTATCGTGAAAGCCAACGCTCTCTGCTCTAATCCATCTATACCTGAATCCATCAGGTGCAGGGGGTGCATCTAGAGAAGATGGTGGAACCCACACTTTAGGTCTCTCAGATTTTGACCGTGTTTGGTTC